AGAGAGGTTTGTAACAATCAGCCATAGCTTTTTTGGTCTGGTCGGCTGCTGAACCTTGAATCAATTTGTTCAATGCCTTGTAAGTAAACGCCCTTTTCAGGTTGTTTATGTTGCCATACTCCTTCTTAGCCTCTTCCAAACGCATTGGCTTGTTGTACCCAAACGTCTTCGGCTCCCACAAATGAAACCTGCACTTGCGTCCGAGTAACGTGCGTATCTGACCTTGGTCCTCGGCTCTCTGGCTAGCGATACTAGCTAGCTGCTTAACGAACGGAACGTTTGTCCTGTGCTGCTCGATCAAGTTTTTAGCCTCTTCTTTAGAGATATCCAACTGTGCTGCTAGCTTGCCCACGCCCATGCCGTACATAATCCCAAGGTTTACCGTCTTGGCTTCCTTACGTTTGATGTTTGCCAGATCCGCCACCATTTGGTGTAGATCCACATCTCCCTTGTGGTATTCTTCTACGATTGTATCGACCACCGGATGACGCATACTGTCTGGCATGCTTGCTGCAAAGTGTACCAACAACCTTGGCTCTTGGCTCGAGTAGTCAAACGACCCCCACTTCTGTCCCTCTTCAGGAATAAACAAGCCACGGATCATCCGCTTGATGTCGGGATCTCGCGCAGGAATTTGCTGTAAGTTTGGGTTGGACGATGAAAATCTCCCGGTCACAGTACCACCGTCATCGGATCGAAGCTGATGAAATTCTGTGTGTATCCGTCCGTTCTTCTCGTGCCGTAAGATCGAGTCAATAAACGTGCTGTCTGCCTTGTCGAACTCGCGGAGCTTCACAATCATCTGACATATTTCGTGCGGATGGTTGTTTAGATACTGCTTGGTAAACGACGGTGCCCCGGCCTCCGTGGTTGGGTATTCTAGGTTCAAAGCCTCGAAGACCTGTAGCACAGAGGACCCGGCCCATGGTTCTATCTCCACGCCTGTCTTGCGCTTGATCTCCTTCTTTAGTTCTTTAACCTTGGCCCTTAGTTCCCCTCGAACAATGTCTGCTTTATCCAGATCGACACGCACACCTCGTTCTCTCATGTCTACCATCAACGGAATTAAACTTGTTTCTAACTCGAAAATGTGGTTCAGGTCCTGTGACGATATCTCGATGCCAAGCCTCTCCCAGAGTTTGAGCGTCATGACAGCGTCTTGCTCTGCGTAAGCACCGACAAACTTTGGAGGCAGCTTCCACATGTCTGCTTTGGGGTCGATGCCCCAATCTTTGGCTGCTGCGCGGAGCATCCTCTCGTCCTTCCGCATATCGATGTAGTCACGCCCTAGGTTGTTTAGGCTGTAGGAAAACCTGTTCTCGTCCACCAGTGGGGCTGCAACCATCGTATCGATAATCCTGCCCTCTACTTTTACCCCCTCTGCACGGAGCCATCCTGCGTCGTAGGTTGCATTGTGCATAACCTTATCGATGTGTGGAGTAGCCATTTGTTTCTTGAGCCACTTCATTGTCATCTTAGGATCTAGGTTGTGACCGTTCTGGTGGCGGATTGGGAAGTACCCCTGATAATCCCCGGCTGCTACAGCAATACCTACGATGTTACCGTCGCCTCGTGCCCATCCCGGGCCAAGGGTCTGGATGTTTGGATCCCGAGTCTCGAGATCTACAGCTATTGTCTTGTGCTGCGTTAGATCAGGAAACTCTGTGGGGATGTTCCAATCAGGATCCAGTGACTCCCCGAGCTCCATCCTTGCCAATAGGTCAACCGTCTTCTTATCTTTTCTGTCTCTTGCCATTAAAAATCTCTAGCCTTTTCTTGATATCTGCCTCGTTATCACAGCACTCTGCTCCGAGTGCCGCATACCCGGCTATGTCTGTCCAACTATCCTCGCTATCGAGCGAGTTCAAAAGTCTGGCAGTCTTTAGCCAAATCATCATGAGGGCAACATGCCTTGTGGTAATGTAGCCATGGTGTTTGTGGGCTTCATTCACAATGATGTTCCAACCCTCGAGTATGCGAGTAAAGTTCTCGAATGAATCTCCATACTCTTCTGCTCTTGGTCCGCCAATTATTTCCTTGGCTTTATCTAATACTTCATCACGTTTCATCTTCTTGCTCCTTTGGATAAAAAACTAAGACAAAGCTACCGCACTCCGGGCAGCTTAAATTTGTTTCCATAACGTATTCTGAGTCGTCCTCACAATCGTGATCCCCACCCCAGATCAACTCCGCCTTACAATGCCAACAGTTCATAACTTATACCTGTACCTGTTGTCTGTATCCACGAGACACAAACGGTTTTTAGTTCTCGTCAAGCCAACGTACATGGCTCGATGCTCGTCATCAGGATACTTACTGTCCACACATGCCTTGGTCGAACCCAAGAACACCGCACAGTTGTCATCCTCCCCTCCCTTCATTCCGTGGAATGTAGAAAGTTTAATCCGTGGATCTCCTGTTATATCTTCCCCACGTCTTTCCAATGCTTGGATGTATCGTTTCTCGCTGTCCCCGAACCTTGCCACATCCAAAGCATCACGATCAATAGCTGCTGTCATGCCAAAGTCCTTGACAAGCCTATCGTAGGTCAGGAAACCTTCCGGGTCTGCTGCATCAAGCAGCCCTGCGGACCCACGCTTTACGACGGCCTTATCTCCTTGTTTCGGAACAAACTCATACAAGGATCTGATCGAAGGTAGCTCAACACCTTCCCCGGCCTGTAGTCGTCTCCATATCTGCGCTGCTTCTGCTGCTTTTTGATTCACGCTGCTCTTGCCCTTTACCGCAAACAAATGTCCCTCGAGCCATAGCTGCGATGCCCACTCTCGAACAAACGAATTGGTTCGAGCCATCAGGGTCCACGATCCTTGGCTTAGATCGAGATCGTATGGATTTAGTGCCCAGTCAATCCGTCCCTCGTTATCTGTTGGGTTGAAAATCTTTTCTCTTCGCGTCGATATACGCTTCACAACTTTCTGTGACAGATCGTGAACCACCCTTGGCATGCGATAGCTTTGTGTAAGAACCCTGAAGTTATCTGATGCTCCCAGGAATCTTTTAACATCTACCCCTGTCCATCTGTGGATTGCCTGATCGTCATCCCCGGCAATCAATACACGCTTGGCATTCCTAGCAATCTCGAACACCATCTCCCATTGCAACGGTGTTAAATCCTGTGCCTCGTCAACAATAAACAGATCGAGGTGAGGCGGTTCTCCTATCTGTACATACTTTTCTATTAGATCTGCGAAATCAAATTTATTGGTGGCTGACTTATATGCCTGTAGCTCTGCCTCTACCTTCCGTAGTTGAAAGAAATGCAGAGAGTGGTTGGCTACTTCATTGAACTCTTTCTCGATACTAATCATGCGATATCGAGCTCTGTTCTCCATCTGTAGATACACGTCTCCACTGTCCAAGGCTGTGGGTATCAACATACCATCGTCTGGGCTCACGGCACTCGCACCTCGAAACTTCAGGCCGAGCTCTCGAGATAATACGTCCCAATCCTCCGGGCCTAGCATATCTCCAGTGCCTAATCCAAGTCCATTGAAGGCCCAAGAGTGCAGCGTCCTGAACCATGGCAGATCTTTTCGATCTACATTGAACTTAATACAGGCTCGAGACACGGCTTCTTGAATAGCTTTCCGTGTAAACGAAACATAACCAATACGGTCAGGCGGTGTGCCGAGGCGCATAGCTTCCTCGATCTCCTCCATCAACGTGTAGGTTTTTCCGCAGCCCGGGGGACCAAAGATAATTTCAGCGTTGGGTATCATTCCTGTACCCCTCGAGGTCTGCTGTCTAACCAGTCAATAACCTCGTCTTCTTTCCAACGGCTTGCGCTGCGCTTGCCGTCATCCTGTCCAAGAACGACAGGCTCGGGAAACTCTCCCTCGTGTACCCATTTATAAATGGTTGATCTCGAGACGTTCAGCCACTCTGAAACCTCTCCGACCTTTAAGAGCTTAGAACGGGACTTCATACTTATCCTCCTTTACGTCAATCTCTATGTCAGCGTCATCAAATGCAGGAACCCACCACACACGAATCGACGTATGCTTACCGTCCTCGCGTTTGATATTCCGTGTGCCATGGCACTCCTCGTTATGATTCATTTGTTTAAGTTGATCCTGAACCTGTGCCCTCGTGTATTGTGTAAAGCTTCGGTTCTTCAGATATTCCATGAGAGCCTCGATACGGAACTTAGTCAGCCCCTTCTCGGTCCATGGTTTTCCAAGCTCCATCTCCTCTGGAGACATAGCTCGAATACGGCTTGTACAAAAATTTCTCAGGTGCTCACGGAACTGACCAGAGTATGTAAGTTCCTCCGAGACCGGAATCTTTGTAGCTGTCTGCATCATTCCGTTGATTGTTTTCTGCCATACCGATGGCTTCGGTACTGGTGGCATTGTGTCTAACTGCTCCATACACGCACGTTGAAACAGCGTTGGATGTTGTAGTTGATCTGTTGATAGGACCAACCGACCACCATCGACGGTCATAAAATATAATCGAGGCTCCG